GGACAGGCTAATCAATGTATTTATGTCAATCGAAGTGTTTGCGTATAGTACATTGCTTCTCAGGTATTTAAAGTTGTCTGATGTTAGATTAAACACATAGTCATCAGGCGAAATCTGATTAGTCTGAATAGTAACCGTGCTTGAGTCAGGAGGAAATGCACCCGTTCCAATAAATCCTGTCGTTAGATTATACCTTGAAACAATTGGATTAGTTGGGCCGCTTTGAAATAAAACAGAGTTTGATTGAAGCGGCCCTATAAATGTTCCGTCAGTATATCTGTATTGAGTGTGAATGCTTTTACCTGAATCAATATCACTCGTTAAAACCACCTCAACAATGTTTAACTCTATTGGCTGAGGACATTGAGCAGTTACATTTAAAATAATATCACCTAAATAAGTGATTGTAATTTCAGCGGTCTGAACAGTATTTGACCCCTTAAAGAAATCAATCTGACCATCTACTGATGTAAGACCTGAAGAGTAAGTGCTACCATCATAACTAACCTGCACGACAAATAAAGCACCGACACTAACAGAGGACACTATCCAAGAAAAAGTAGTATCGCCTACAACTGTCCCAAGGTTTACGCAGTAATTAACCGTGTTCCCAACAGACTCACCCGATAATGTAAACGCCTGAGATACACCACATGGTAGACATTCAGGGGTGCTTGGGAGTTCTCTATCAGTTGCACATAGAACGTATTCGTTCATATATGGGTCAAACGCCCCAAGCATTTGATTGTTTGGATGAGTAATAAACGTATCTCTGAACCACGTTCTCATATTGGATTCAGATATTACGGTCAGCTGTTCTGATGGAGAGTTCCCCCTTAGCATAAGTACAGCTCCTCTTTTTGCATCTGTAAAGTACTTATCGTAACCCCATTGAATAAAACTCTCAGGGTTAGAACTAATGCCATACTTGTCGATACGAGCAATCTGAGTTCCTAATACCTCAGGGACAGATGCAATGCTGCCACCACCTGTAGAGTCAGACAATAAGTTTTTGTCTGCTAATACGTATGATATCTTATCCTCTTGCAGCACAAGGATATCAGTCTCTCTTCCATCCATTTTTTGGATAGGACCAAACGATGTCTCTAAGTTCTTAAAGTTGACCAACCCCAAGTTGAACTCATTCAGTTTGTTGACATTGTTCTCTTGGTTATATACACCGCTGTATGTAATGTCAGCATATCGGCTTGCCTCTTTATAGTCTTGAGCCGATACAGAAGTTACTCGGTTACCTAAGTCAAAACTCCTTCCAACTATTGAGTCAAGAATCTTATACCCTTCTGCTCCATTGCCAAAACAAAAACAGTTAAAGAATCCTGTTTGTATATATCCCGGTATTCCTAATGCTATGTCTTGACTGATGTCTCCTGCGGCTACATTGCCAAGATGGTTTCCTTGTGAGTCAATTGGGAATGACAAGTCATTTTCAAAAAAGACATCAGGCAATGTGTCGGTTGGCTGAGTCTCAAATATGAATGTATTGTCTGCTCGAAATACTGTAATATTAGCATTAATATAAGAACGAGAGTTTAGTGGGTTTCCAAAAACAACACACGCATTAGTTCCCGTTATTCCAAGGTATAATCTATTATTTGATAAATCTCTAATGAACTGAAAATAGTTAACGCACGGATTTCCAAAGCTCGTGGGGAAAAACGAATTAGATAAAGGAAAAAGAAATGTATTTGTGACACCGCAATTAGCACCACCAACATCTTGAGTTCCACTATTTAAAACAACCTGAACATTGTCCCCAACAAACCAATCATACATATTATCATAGTTTGTAGAAGAGGTGAGTTCTACACCTAAAGAATAAAGCCTTCTCTCACAAAAAACATCGGTTATGCCATTTCTTCTAAAATATATTGTTATTCTAATCTTACTTCCTGCGGGTACTGTATAATCAACATACGCCCCCGGTGTTGATGGGTCAGGAATGTTCATCGGATAATACAAGTGAGGAAATTCTCCCACATTATTCTCACTAACTGATGCAACCCCGGGGTCTATAACTGCATTTTCAGTTGGAGTAACTTGAAATCCGTTGGAGTTTATTTTCATATAAACACCTGCGGGTGAAGGAGTAGAAGGAATAAAACCTGCTGACTTTGATTCTTTATCAAGAACAGTAGCGTATATACAGCTTTGCGTTGGGCCTCCTGTGTCTCTTTTAACGATAAGCCTATCTCCTGCCTCTACCTTTCTTGTGTTTTCTCCCTCAAGAAGGAAGTATGTCTCATTAGTAAGTGGGTCTGTAAAAAATAAGTTGGTATATATCGTCTCGTATCCTGCCGCGTCAGCTTTACAAACAAACTTATATCGTTTAGCCCAAGCAGGTGCACGTTGTGATATAGGTATGTTTACAGATATTGAGTTTTGAGTAGCTGAATATCCACAGGGTACGTGCTCTGTATTATAAGGACTAACCAATGCTGTTGTTGCTCGGTTAAACTCATCCATATAAACAATACCTATTTCGTATCCGCGATTGCTGTGAAGACTTCTTGGAGATGAAATCTTTTGATAAATGCCATTAGCAAATACTACCTTGTAGTATTCGTAGACAGTTTGAGTAGGAGTAGTAAGGTCATCAACGTATTGCATAGCAATAAATTGAAATCCAATTACATTGCTACCTGCTGATGTTATAATCCTTATCGGTTCAGCAATAGCATCTATTCCGCTCGCATTTTTTATTACAATCCCGGGAGTATTAGGGGTTGATAATGTGTTTGGAAGATTGCAATTGACTTGGTCAGTAAATGTAGAACCATCACAAGATGTCTCGGTTCCAATAATAGGACTATATACAGGCTTGATATTAGTAACTGTTCCAATTACATTTTGAAACTCTACACTTGTAGCCATGTCATATACAGATGGATATGAGATAGGCAATATAAATGAGAAGCTAAATGTTGTTGCAGCGGTTGTTTCAGTTGGAAACGGTGTTTGACCCGCAAAGGAAGCGTGCGAAGCTGTTACAGTTAAAGAAATTGAAGCACCTGCTATAAGGTCTAATCCCGTTAAATCAATTGTTACGACTGAAGCTGTTATAGTTGTCGGAGAATATATTGAGTATGAACCGTTCTGTACTCCATCAGGTATACTGCTATTTCCAACAATTTCAGTTACTAACTCAGTTTGATATTCTAATCTCGTTGGATTTCCATTTATATCAATAAGGTCATATCCCTCAATGTAGTTACCATACATGAGCCTATTGCCCATAATGGTCTGTGCTTTTGCAAGTCGCGGTACGTTATCATAAAGACGAAGTATCTCAGTCTCAGCAAGCACTGTAAATATCTTGCTATTATCAAACGTAAATGATTGATAACTAAAGTCAGCAATGCCCAACTCAGCTTTATCAAGTTTCTCAATAACTTTAATGATGTTGTTATTAGCCTGTTTGAATAGCAGGTCTATGCCAACAACAAGTGGTCCTCCCGAATAATAAGTAATTACAGCTGCGTTACAAGAGTTGGTCATACCGTCATTCAAATAACTTGTCGAATCAAACAAAAAGTTATTAGGTATGAAAGCGGGTTCAGACCACTGAGATGTTGCCGAATATTCGCCATCAGCATAACGATAGCGATAAGCGAAACAAATAAATCGAGTCTCAAGATAATTGTTCTGACCTCCTGTAAGAATTGGCTGTACAGTAGGCGACTCTATAGGTGGTTGCTTTATAACAAGAATGGCCTCAGCTAACTGAGACGGTAAACCGTTAAAGTCAATGTTGAGCGCATCCGGGTTAGCATATCCTCTTTTTACATTAATGAAACGAGGAGCGTTGTAATTGTCTGTAAAAAATAAAAGGTTTGAAACCTTGTCAATGCCCGTTATTAAATAGCTCGGGTTAAAGTTTAGAGTAGTATTAACACCTCCACCATCATCAATGCTAATGACGTGATACGTAAGTATGTTCGTCACTACATTAAATGATACAATCAAGTCAAGCTTTCCCGTTGCTCCAACAGAGAAGTTGGGGTCGTGAACAAACCAATAAAGAGTTTCATTAGCACTATCATCAATAGCACCTATGCATACAGCGTCGGCACTTAGAAGAGTTCCATCGGTATATGATAGAGCGGTAAGAGCTTCGTTTCCTTTTGTGTTCTCTATTACTCCTATCTCGGAATTTTCAGTAGAACCCATTCGGATGTTCATAGCATCTATATACTCTCCATCAGGGACAAGGCGTTCATCAACGACCTTGTTCATCCTACCTTTTATGAAATTCCTTGTAATGTTTGCCATATTATTTGATTGTCTTATCCATACCACGTAAGTTCATCAGCAGTCGTCCGGGGTGAATGTTGCTTATTCTAATCTTAGCATTCCTAAGCAATGCTGCTCTTTCTTTGCGAGCACGTGTCACTACATATTCTTGAACACCAAATTTAGAGTTTAGAATCTCATATTTAATGGCAGCATAGATATACTGCTCGAACAATTTATTGACTGTAATAAGTGAGTTATCTCCGTTCTCCATTCCATCAGAGATGTACTCAAGGATGCATAACTCTTCAGCCATGCTTGAGTCAAAGTTTATTACACCTGCCTTCTTGTCTATGTTGAATGTTGGATTGAAGTTCGCTGTCTCCGTATTCAAACCAAATGCCGCGCCAATGGCGTAATCAAAGTACCAATTCCCATCTACACACCACCCCATCTTCCCGTGAAACTGATTGCCTTGATTGAGATAGATACTCTTCTTTAACTTATTCAATCTATCATAATCAATCGTTGAATCTGCGGGTTTTAAGATATTTCCATTAATATCAAACAGAATCTTTCCTTGATTGTCTTGAAGGTATGCATCTGATGACAACGTCTGTATGTTCTCAGTTAATGGACGAAGATATCCATCCTTGTATAGGGATATACGAACCCAATTGACATAGTCAGATGGAAGAACGAATTTCAAGTTAGCAGCCACTGTTAACTCCAACACCTTAATCTCTTTGAACGCATCATAGTTCAGTTCCTGTATAGCCCTCTTAGCGTGAAATAAAATCTTATACCGCTCCTCATTGTTTACAAGAGAATGGTTTCCTGAGTACATCAGTATAAAGTTAGTCACAATGTCTTGAAGGCTAACATACTGATAGCTGCCCCAATTAGCATCCTCAGGAGGATTACCATTATTGGTGTAGTATTGATATTGAGATATATAGGCCATTAGAAAGTTATTTGTTCACGGTTAATTATGCGTTTGCCTGCTGCTCCTGATTCATAGCGTATTGAACAACTTGAGTCTCACGTATAGATATCCCGCAGTACTGAAGGATTTTCATAACTAGTTTATATTCATCCTCAAGCGGAAGTTCAAAATCTTGATAGTCAGGTTGAGTTTGGTCAAAGGCAGGTTCGCCATTAATCAAGGTAATAAACGTCCACTTTGGGTCTCGAGGATATCTAAAGTATGAAGCACGAACTGAACCGTATCCCGTGAGAATAGATGGATACGTAGCCATAAATTCACTATTCAATGTATATGCAGGAAACATTGTAGACGGAGCAGTCAATGGAGATATACTCAATGCTGTTATCTTACCGTCTGTTACAGGCTCTGCTTCCGATAAACTTACTGAAGAAAATACACTATAGGTTACCGGGGTAGCTGTAAATATATCCGTATCTAATGTCAATTGAGTTTCACTTATGACCGACAATACTGTGGCACTTAAAAAGTTTATGTTGTTTGTAACAATATCTCCTGCTACAACACCATTAGTTACGAATAAAGCACCTGCGTCTTCAAGCTGAAATGATACAACCAAAGTATTAGACCCTTGGCTCTTTAGCTGATTGTAGTAAACAATTCTGCTAAGCATATAAGCTCTATCGCCTGTGGTTATATCTGACGGCATAAAGAACCTATTTGTAAGTGTGCCTGCCGAAGAAAGTACAGGATACAAAAAGTTATTCGATAAGAAAAGTTCTAATAGTTCTGTGATTGCTTTCTTGACATCAGCATAGTCAGTGCCCGAAACTCGTTGATTTTCATATACAACGGACTTATTGTAATCACTAAAGTAATCCTCAAACAACTCCATCTGCGCCTGCTTGGCATATAGATTAAAGTCTGAGGGAGAGATATATCCGTAGTTGTTCTTATTGAGTACGGATAAGACTGTGTTTCTGACTGAGTTTATCATCCCTTCTTTTTTACAAATATACTAAAAAAAGAGAGGGGCACTAAGCCCCTCCCCTTCAGTAAACTAATCATCTAATCACAATAACTATAACACATCCAAACTTTATTTTTCAATCATTGTCTCTAACATTTTAAGAGCATCAATGCCATCATCACTTTGTAAGAATAACTCTGCTGCATCATAGGCTTGTTGTCCATATGGAACAGAGCACATCTTCTTTTTATTAGTGGCGGTATTAAACCATATCTCCTTACCTCCGTTTCTAAGGGTCAACAAATTGTTCTCAAAGAACAATCGCACTTTAGATTGGAATCGAAGCTCAGGGTCATTCAATGTATCTAAGAATGACTGCGGATACTTTTTGGCAAAAATCAAAAGGTCTCGCTTCAATTCAGCTGTTGAAACAGTCGATGGGTCTTTGCCAAAGAACACACGAGTAAGCATTTCAATCTGCTCTATTGTCAATTGACGAGCCTGAATCAATGCGTCTACCTCTATGTTTAAATCCTCTACCTCAGCCATAGCATCTTTTTCGTTGTCAACCTCTACAAAAATAGAACCGTTATGAGGATGGTAATGTAAAAATGCCTGTAGCACAGGATTTGTTCTTGAAACAGAAAGCATTCCGTCTTCAAAAACTATTGGCTCTAAGATAGCATTTCCATCTTGCTCATCCTCAAATGGAGACTTTTGATTGGATGCATATCTAAGAACTCGATTAATGTTTTTTTCCTCATCAAACCACATCAGTGGAAATCGAGGATTATTACGTGATGCCAATGTATAGGAAAGTGGACTTCCATTTAGCAATCGGTATACCTTATCGGCAATAACTTTATTCTTCATAATTGTATTTAATTAAATTTGATTTGATTAAGTAAAAAGGGGAGTGTCTTCAAAGACACTCCCGCTTTTCAAATTGATTATCCGTAACGGAACAAGATGAAGTTGTTCGCGCCTAAGGTACACACTGCACGCTCAGACAAGAAGTTCACCTCCATTGCATCGAGGTCGCTTGTAGCAGCACCTCCCGCAGAACCTGTAATCCAAGTCTTGTATCTGCGGTCTTCAGCCTCAGATGCGCGGTAGCGCACGTGAAGGAATGGACGCTTAGCGTTCTTGCCCATAATTTGGTCATACACTGAAGTAGAACCCGCAGGAACAAGAAGACCTGTTACAGTACCTGTAGCAGTAGGAGCAGCAGCACTCAAGCCACCGCGCATTGTTGGGTCGTTAAGGTATTTCCAATCTGACTTATAGAAGTCATAACCTCTGCGGAATCCTGTGAATCCAAGGTTCAACGCCATAGCAATGTCGTTGTCGAAAAGACCATAAGAAGCACCGTAAGATGGGGTTGTAGCTGCGGCAGAGCTTCCTCCATTTAATCCGGCCAACATATTGTCAATGTCAAAGCTCAACTGACGGTTAACGAATACTACGTTCTCCTCAATTGCACCTTGCTTGTCCAAACGCTGAACGATTGTGTCCCACTCTGAAAGAGTAGTTGGAGTGCCTGCGCCCCATACGTTACCACGGTTGTTAACTACGTAGAAGATACCTTCTGAACCTTTGTTACCTACAGTGGTGTTGACAGCCTGAGTTGCAACACCTGAACCCGCTTCAGCAGGAACTGCCTCAATCATTGCTGTCTCAAGATAGTCCTCAAAACGCAAACGAGTTTCGTGCTCGCTTTTCAAATACCAAAGGTATCCTGTAGCACCATTCTCGGTAGTCACCTCTACCCAACCAATTTGAGCCATATCAGAACCATTCACAGCATACTTATCTTTGATAATGATTGGAGAGTTTGAAAAGATTGAATCTTCAGCTTCCAAAGAACCAATCATTCCATTAGTTCCTTTACGAAATTCAGAACCATAGATGAATACGCTACAAGGTTGCAAAGCGGCAAAAGCTTGACCTGCCGCCTCATAGTAAGCAATAGTAAAAGTAGTTGCGGTTGGAACAGACGTAACGATACCCTTGTTGAAAATACCTGTAGCGTTCTGCTGAATCATTACAGTTTGACCAACGCGAACAGCAACAAAAGTAACGCCTGTGTCAGTTACAGTAATTGTAGCTGTGCCTGCCGCAGCTGCTGCGTTTGAGAGACAGTTAGTATACTTAATGTGAAGACGACCTTGTTCTGCCCACTTGATTTGGTCAGAATTTGAAGGCATCTCAGCTCCTACCATACGGAGGAACGATGCAATTGTACGATTACCATAACGCTCAAATTCCTTCTCATAAGTATCAGGAAGATACTGATTTAAGAAGTTGAAGTTAGTAATGTAATTTGTTTGTAGAGCCACCTGTTCGGGCGCGGGTTGAAGCGCAAAGGTGGGACTTGATAAAAGATTACCTGCCATTTTGTTTAATTTTTAAATTCGTTAAATTCGTTTTGCACTGCGGATTTTTAGATTCCTCCCGGAATCAGGGTTGACCGCTTTCACCTGAAACCCGTTGTTAGTTGACGTAACCTCAGGAGCTTTCCGTTCAGACATATTTACATTCTTAATCTTACGGGCAACATCATCAGTTGCGTCTGCCAATCCTTGCTCATAGAAGTGTTTGGCAAACTTGTCGGGGTTCATAGCAATAGCTAATGACCTATGGTAGCCTGCTGCGTCTTTCATCAATCCATTTTCATCCAAGAACTTATTAATAAAGTTCGCGGGTGTCGATTGGACTTTCTTCAACTCAGCAGCGTCTCCGGGAGAAAATTTGAACTTTCGGTCATTCACATTGAACTCAAAACCTTTGAACTCTCCGCTAAATACCTCATCCGTTTTTTGGTCAAACCATTGACGCTTACGGTTGTTCTCCTCCTCTATGGTTTTCGCCTTGCCTATATACTGCTTAAATGCTTCATACTCTTCTTTATCCTCAGCAGGAACACCAACCGCGCTTGACTCAAGGGGTATTCTGTACTTTTCCTTTTGAGTATTAAAGAATTTCTTTGCCTCAGCAATAACTTTTTTTCTCTCAATTCTTACCTTCTTAACTCGAGACTCATCATCAAGGTCTTCATCAAACCTATAGTCATCCATTAAAGCCTCAATGTCTTCTGAGTCAAGTCCCTCTTGTGTAGAGGAAAGGTATTCTCTTAGGAGTATATCACCGTCCATTGATTCGTAGTCTTTATTCAATTTAATAAAGTCTTCAAACCCACGACCTGTATCCTTTTTAAATTTCATATAAGCCGCTACATCCTCAGGCATTTGTTCTGCCTGTTGACGTTCAGCCATCAACTCATCAAAAGAATTGATTTGCTTATTATATCTTTTTCCAATATATGAAAGAACGTCTTCTTCTTTTAGTTCAGGTAACTGAGACTCTCCATTTAAAGGTTCGCCTTCTGTTCCATTTTGAGGTTCTGCCTGTGAGGCTGCATCTGCTTGCGTTTGTGCTGCCTCGTGTTTAGCGAGCAATTCCGCTTCTTTCTCTGCTACACTCTTGGTGTCTCCTGTCTCAAGTACCCTTACTTCTTTAAATTGCATTTGATTTGATTTTATTGGTTACAAACTTACAACAAATTTTTCAATCTTTTATCGAGGCGAAAACTCAGCCAAGTCAAACCCGTCTAAGCTGTCCTCATTAGACTCAAAGTTCATTGGAGGAAGATTGTTCTTTCTTTGATTAATCAATTTAGATTGCTGAGTGTTCTGAATGCCAATGCGCTTTGCCTTGGCATCCTCTTTCTCTTTCTCACGCTGACTAAGACTTGATGTCTCCATCGAACCCAATCTCATATTGTAATCAAATTCCTGAGCCATAAGTTGAGATTTCATTGCAGCCTCCTGCTTCATCTTCTCAATCTCAAATGCAACCTCAGCCTGCTTAATTTGCATCTTGGCTTGTGACTCTGCCTGTATCTTTTGCATTGCAACCTGTGCGGCTAACTCTTGAGACTTGAGTTGTTGCTGAGCAATCATTGCCTGCTTTTGCATAGCCATCTTTTCTTCGCGTTGCTCTTTCTTATTTCGCTTTAACTTGAGAAGCTGATTAGCGAGCTTGATATTTTTTATCTCACGAATATCAATTGCATCCTCAAGGTTGATGTCACCCTTAGACAATGCCATTTGAATGTTCTGTTCAAGCTGAGCCTTCTGCTCTTCATCAGGAGAAACCTCAATGAAGATTCCAAAGTCGTATATATACAGGTCTGATATATCTCCAAGAATAGAGACGTTGAATCGACCTATCTGATTTATAAACTCTTCTTTAAAGTCAGCGTACTCCAAGATGTCGGATATGCGATAAGTAATTGCTTCTGCCAATGAGCGATAGATATTCAATCCGCTCTCAAGGATATGACGAGTAGCCGTGTTTGAGTTTAATGCTGCTAACTTTTGAAGGCCAACCAATGAATGTGGGTCAGGAGTAGAACCATCCCGGGCTTCATTAAGACCCGTTACTGTTCTAATCATATCCATATAGTGATTGTAATTGGCAATCAACATTTGAGTCTTGGCTGCTCCTGAATTAGATGTGAGCTGAGTAATAGGAACACGGGCATTATTAAAGTCACCATCTTGCGTAAAGCTACGTCCAATAACACTACCCGTTTGGAAATACAAACGAAGTGCATCCTCAGGATTGTAAGCATTACCCGTACCAAGGTCAACCTCATTAAGTCCATCCGCATCAATGAACACACCATCAGGAACTACACGCGCAATAACTTGCTGCAACTTTAAGTGGGTGATTTGAATAAGGTCAGCAAATGGAATCATCCTGCGAACCAACGATTCAATCACACCCTTGTACATACGAGGAGCACAAGCAAAATAATTAGGAAGCGCGTGTTGAGATGCTGACTTGGGACGAACCATATTTTCAGATAACTCCCATTTCAAAAGGATGTTGGTTCCCATAACCATGATACCCTCATACCATACGTCAATTGTCTTCTCAATCTTTTCAAAATTTCCTTCCTCCATCATTTCAGTTGGAGGATTGAACGTATCGTCTTTCTCAATTACACGTGTGCCACCATTGTCAAGTCTCTTCTTCTTATATACAATCTTCTTAGTGGTCTTGTAGTTGAAGTACATCAAAGTACAAGTATCTCTAAAGAACACGCTGTTCTCATAGAACCTTGCTACATTGTAGTAGTCATACCATCCTTGACTATATTGAGATATCTCCTTGAGGTCTTCAGCGGTAAGTGATTGGTCAATCTTGTACAGCTCAGTAAGCGGAACGGTCTTAATCTCACCCCAATAAAAACAATCTTTGAAGTATGGGTCTTCAGTGTAACTGTATACAATGTTTGCCGGGTCTACGTATGAAATCTTAACGCCTGTACCCTGTAAGAACTCGTGCTTACAAACAGCTATGCCCAATACGGTACTATCATAGTCAAGTCTTTTACGGGTATCTTGATAATGGTTCTCATCGAAGATTGTATTGATTGCCTCTTCTTCGGCTATCTCAATAGCAGGCTTATAGTTAAGCTGCATAAACAATGACAACTCATCATCACTCTCGGGCAACTCATCAGGCTCAACCATAAATGGATTAGCTCCTGTCAGTTCTTGAATCTTCTCAAGTACAGGCTTGCCTGCCATTTGAGTTTCAATCATTTCCTGATACTTACTACGTTTAGCCTGAGACATTGCATCTTGTGCATATGCCTTCACTTTAAACATTCGGTCTGACATACCGTTAACCACGATATCTACAAACTTTGGTATAACAGGAACAGGTGTCCAATCTAAATTAAGATAAGACAAGTCCCCGTCAATAGCTAATTCATTTTTATATTTAGCCGTGCCCTGTTCTCCACGAGCATAAAGACGGAGTCTATGGAAATCACGCCACTGATTATAATATCTACAAGAGGTTCCATCTTTTCTGAACCATTCGTATTGAATGGCTTGTCCAACTTGAAGCCCAAATCCATCTGATTCTTTTTCAGCATCAGTAGCAAACTGACTTGGGAAGCTTGTAGATAGTATGTTGATTTCTATATTCTTCATTGAATCAATTGACTTGTGTTTCCGTCATTCTTGTATCTTGCGAAGTTAATACTTATTTTGGATTCTTTTTTCTCAGGCATATAAAGATGTTTTTGGTTAGCCATAATAGCTAATCCCGAACTGATAGATGCATCAAACTTAGTTCTGTCGTTAATATCAAACTTAGCCCAATCCTCAAGAGTTCTTGTAAACAACATAGACCCCATCTCTTCAGGGTCTCTATAAGAACCCGACAAGTCCATCCCAATGCATTTCTCAATGTATGACTCTATTGCAGAAGCGTGAGCCTGCTTTACATCCTCGGATGAGTTGGGTATCCCTCCGAGTTCACGCTCAGTCTTAGACAGCTTAGCATACTGCTTATCGGGCCTGTTCATACAGAAGCCGCGATATCCTCTGTTCTTAAAGTGATAGAGTAATCGAGGCTTATTGTTCTCAGCCAAGATAGGCATACCATAAAACACACAGGCCATAAGCACCTCTTCAAAGAATATCTCAGCCGTTTGTGGTCGAGCAATGTATTCTAAAAAAAAATCATTGACAGGAGCTTCGTCCATATGAAACTTGGTCATTCCATGAAGAGAACCATTCGACCCCCTTCCATCCACAACAGCAGAGATATCATATGAGTCACAACCAAATGAACCCAAGTGCTCATTGCCGGGGAACTTGATTCCATTACGCACGTGAACATTATTTTGCATCTGCTTTGGAGGAACCCACGTAATTGCAAAACGCCCACGCTTGTCGGGCATGAATATCACCTGCGTATCCTTGATGCCGTCCTTCCACATAAAACTCCCACGAGTTACGTGTTGGTCTATTATGAGAGAGTCATTGTAATCAATCTGCTGATATATCTTAGTTAGGTTAAACAGGGCTTGCTTACTCTCATCACGGAAGGCGTGTGATTCTGTTCTTGGGAACTGACGATAAAATTCATTAAGGGCATCTGAGTCATGCTTCAATGAATCAACCTCAGCCTCCCAATAATCTATAGCACCATTACTAATCCAATTGCCATCTACTCCTCTTACTTTCTCTTCAGACTTTCTGAATACAGGCATCCCGTGAATGTCAATGAAGCCTTCCATATTCCACTCCATTGGAATAAACAACGAGTACATCCCGCTCTTGGTCTGACCATTAGCGTTACGCACTCCTATGCGGGAATCCTCATACAGTTTTTTAAAGTTGTCACCTCCCTTGCTCAAAGCATTAGAGGTGGAACCCATCATACACTTGCCGATTATCTTGCTACCCAATCGCAAACAGGTCTTGGTAACGCGCCAA